AGCAGCTACCAGCACCGGCGACCGGTCAGCAGCTACCAGCACCGGCGACCGGTCAGCAGCTACCAGCACCGGCGACCAGTCAGCAGCCATAGTGTCAGGTAAAGGTTCAGTTGCAATGGCTATCGGTTATAAATCAAAAGCTAAAGGAAGTCTTGGCTGTTGGATTGTACTGGCAGAGCAGAATGACAATTACGAAATTATCGATGTTCAGTCTATTAAAGTTGACGGAGAGAAAATCAAGGCCGACACTTTCTATACTCTTGTGAATGGTGAATTTATCGAAACAGAATAATTATGGACTATTTAGCGGAACCCCAAAAGAAGATCAAAGCGGCTTTACTGCAAGGCAGGATTATGACAACCGCCGAGATGAACAAGGTAGGCGGTACTGTAGATGCACGGAAGATTATCTCAAGGCTCCGTCATGACGGGCTCCCAATAGGCGATGAATGGGTTATTCTGTTTGATGAGAACGGCAAAATTATCGGTCGCTACAAGAGGTATTTCTACACTAAAGATGGTCAGAAACCAGGTTTTCGGGAAATATTTTGGAATCAACAAGCATATTGACAGCCCGGAAAGACGGGCAATTGGGCAGGTGGCGGAATTGGTAGACGCTAATACATGTGGTAAGTATGCCGAACAAGGCGAGCAGCATTAATGAGTGTGTAAAAGACGCTTACCGTAAGCACTCATTGCAGGTTCGAATCCTGCCCTGTCCACAAAGGAGACACTAATCTCCCTCAAACCTCAAAAATCATAGTTATGGAATCAGAAAACAAACTTACCGTGATCGAGGACAACAGTATGTTGGTATTCGGGTCGCAAAACAACTTCGAGAACGCCCAAAGGATGGCAAAAGCCCTTTGCAGTTCAACAATCGTCCCGGTGATGTATCAGGGAGAAAAGAACCTTCCCAACTGCATTGTCGCCCTTGAGATGGCTAACCGTATCAAGATGTCTCCCCTGATGGTTATGCAGAACCTTTATATCGTATATGGCAATCCGGGTTGGTCGTCCAAATTCCTGATTGCGGCACTAAACGTCAGCGGTCGTTTTTCTCCGATCCGCTACGAGTGGCGCGGAACCGAAGGACAGGACGATTGGGGGTGCCGGGCGTGGGCTTATGACAAATCGGGCGAAAAGCTAGAAGGCGCTTGGGTGGACATCAATATGGCCAAGAAAGAGGGTTGGTATTCCAAAAACGGTTCGAAATGGCAGACGATTCCCCAGCTGATGCTTCAGTACCGTGCTGGGGCATTCTTCGCCCGGACTTACGCTCCTGAGATCGGAATGGGCATGCAGACCGCCGAAGAACTCTACGACGCAAAGCCTATCCCGGTAGAAGCAAGGGTTATTCCCAATGAGATCGATCCTGAAACGATTTCCACCGAGCAAGAGGCCAAAGACGCGCTTTTAAAGGGTCAGATCGACAAAGCCAAGTACGACGAATTACTCAGCAAGGCCCTGGGAAGAAAAGACGAACCGGAGGAAAAGAGCTTTGCCGAGCAGCAGATCGCAAACAACGCTTTCGGTTTGAAAGATATAGCCAAAGAGCATGGAACAGCTACAGAGAACTCCTGAATGGTATTCGGGCAGATTGGAAATGTTTACGAGCTCGGAGCTGGACGACCTTCTCTCCGAGCCCAAAAGTAAAGCCAACAAGAAAGCTGGCAAACTTTCCGAAAAGAGTAAGGATTACGTTTACGACAAAATATCCGAGCAGATCACCAATGGAACAATCCTCGATTACAAGGAACTCAACAACAAAGAGATCAAATGGGGGCAGCAGTATGAAGACGAGGTCCGAATGCAGTATGAAGCCAGAACGGGTAATAAAGTCGATTTGTGCGGCTTCATACGCTATAACGAATATTTCGGCGGCTCCCCGGATGGATTGGTAGGTGAAGATGGAATCGTTGAGATCAAGTGTCCTTACAGCGGGAAAGTTTATGTAAAGTACCTCCTATTGGAGACACAGGAGGATTTGAAGAAGCTGAACCGAGGGTATTACACCCAGATTCAGGGGAACCTGATCGTAACAAGTCGAAAATGGTGTGATTTCATAGCGTACGATCCTCGGGTTCAGAATCCGGATTTGGCTCTTAAAATCCTTCGGGTAGAACGGGATGAGCCTTTCATCGATTTTTGCCTGAAACAGCTTGAAAAGGCCAATAAGTACAAAGAAGAGATCAAGAGTAAACTTTTAAAAATGATCGCATGATGGATGATATTCTGGTGGAGTACAATGGGGAGTTACTGCCCGAAACAATGGCTGGCAGGCTCGAACCGCTTTGCAGGGAAGCCCACGATATACAGCAGTATCTCAACGCCCCTTATTCCGGTGAAATCAATGTCTTGCTCGACCGGCTATCCACTCTCAACGTCTACATGGCCCGATCCGGTGAGATGCTTGCCGAGGCTGTTTTCCTGCAGGAGGAAGCCATCAATAGGGCTTTCGAGGAAAACAAAGATCGAATCGATTGCATGGCGGCCACAGTAGCCAACAAATACCTGACGAGTTGCTGCCGGCATGAAAACAGGTTAGTCAAGTGGTTGGACCGGATCAACGCCACCTGCAAACATCAATCTGACAATCTCAGGACGCAGATAAGTTTCGTAAAGGAGCAGGTTAGATTGGATGGGAGGGGTTACTAATGAATTACAAGGCCAAATTAGACCGAATTTTCAGCGAATATGTCCGATTGAGGGATTCCGACAGCAACGGTTACGGACGCTGTATTTCGTGCGGAAAAGTAGTTTTTTGGAAGGATGCGGATGCAGGCCACTATGTCAACCGGAAGCACATGAGCTTACGCTACGATGAATCTAACGTGAATCTGCAATGTAGGAGTTGTAACAGGTTCGACGAAGGTAATATGATCGGATATAATCACGGTCTTATCGAGAAGTACGGGGATAAGGTTATTCCCTATTTGGACATCAAAAGACACAACATCAGTAAAATCGGGCCGACCGAATATGCGGTGCTGATCAAGCACTATCAGCAGGAGATTAAAAGGCTTAAAGAGCAAAAAGGATTGTAAGAAATACAAGTAATGGCAAAACGATTTACAGATACCGATTTGTGGGACAAAGAGTGGTTTATGTCTCTCTCTTGTAAGCATAAATGCCTTGTCCGGTTCATCTTCGATAAATGCGACCAAGCGGGTGTTTGGTCGGCTAATTGGGCGCTTGCGTCAGCTTACATAGGCGATCGGGTCACCCATGATGATTTGTCGGCATTATCGGGAAGAATTGAGCAAATCGGCGCAAACAAATATTTCATCCCGGACTTTATAGAATTTCAATACGGGCAATTGACGGAATCGTGCCGGCCTCATAAAAAAATCATCTCACTTCTTCAAAAACACGGTTTATATGAAAGGGTATTGAAAGGGTATCCAAAGGGTATTGATACCCTTGAAGAAAAAGACACATACAAGGAAAAAGAAAAAGAAGAAGGGGGTATGGGGGAAGCACAACCACCATCCGAAGGCTCGGATTTCACCTCAGAGCTCTCAATCGTTCAACAAGAATTGCAAACGCAGACAATCTGGTTGGATCAGGTAGCTATGCAGCGTGGATTGAAAAACACACAGGAGGCTCGAATGTGGCTCGACAAATTCTTCAGGGAACTTCGCATCCGAGGAGACACGGTAAAATCCCTACATGACACGAAAAGCCACTTTGTGAGCTGGCTAAAGATTCAACTGGACAAACAAAAACCTCAGAAAAATGGAAAATATATCCCAACACGCATCTCAGGATCTGATTTCGATTGACGGGATTATCAAGTCCCTTCAAATTCAACGTGAGGAAAAATACCGCGCTGCCATCCGCAAGAGAATCGTTTTGGACTATTCCCCGGCAGATTTCACCAGATTGATGAAAGCTTTTGCGGAGCTCGTGATGTCCGAACGAGGGGAGTATTCCGAGTTCACGATAGACCGCAGTAACGAGCCGGTCATACTCGAACTCTACAAATACTCGACAATGGATAAATCTTTCTCTGGAAATTTATTCCTCGGAGTTGCCCTGATCGGGAGCTATGGTTGTGGAAAATCCCTGATAATGGACGCTTATTCAAGGTTGGTCAATCAGTTCGTCCAGTCGAAAGGATTGCAGGTTTGCCCGGTTCTGTTTAAAACAAGCATGGAGTTGTACAACCTTGCCAAATCAGGTATCACAAGCCAAATGCTTCATACTCCGCTCGTGATTGACGAGATAGGCCGGGAGCCCAAAGTCGCCAAAGACTACGGCAATGAATCAACCCCGATGATCGATCTTCTCTTTGAGCGTCACCGCAAAGGAACCATAACCCACGCTACCGGAAATTTCACGCTTGAATCTCTTTCTGAGATGTATGGGAAGATGCTTGGTGACAGATTAAAACAGATGTTCAACTTCATTAAGCTAAACGGAAGTAGCCGTAGATAAAGCATGAAAGATAACTACACCTGTTCCGAAGTTGCCGACACCAGATGTCACGACAAGGAAAGATTTACCCTCCTGATGAGTTTGGATGACCTGTTAGACTACTTCAAAAGCAAAGAGAAATGACCGTCCTTGAAGCTATCGGGCAACTGACCGCCGAGCGAAAAGAGAAAAGAATCGAGCCGCTGAACATTGTTTTTCGGAGTATCTACGACAAACTCTCGATCAGTTGGTTCGAGATGGTCGAAGAGCTCGAAAGGCTGAAAGAAGCAGGATTAATCCACATCGGGGATACGCCGAAAGACAGATACGCAAAACTTAAAATCTACCACAATGAAAGTCGAAATCAACCAAACGATCAACCCGGAAATGGTAACCCTTTACAGCCATCGCACCGGTGAATTTATCGACGAAATCCCCGCTGAGAAGGTCAAAGACCTGCAACACCTTTCGGGGGGGGTATTTCAGGTGACACGCAAGCAGATCAACAAGATTAAACGGGAAGCCCTATCGAGGGCAGAAAGGAGCGGGAAATGAAAAGCAAACGAGCAAAGGAATTTATCAATAACCGCTCTGAGCTGATTGACGGCCTAGAGTGGATGGTTGACGCATCAACAGCCCGTCGAGCCGTCGAGCTTGCCGAGCAGGACGCAGAAGAGGACCATGCTCAGAAGATGAATGGATTGAAAACAAGAGAGGTAGAGACGGTCAAAGCAAGATTAAAACACACAAAAAGTAGTCGGAATGGGTGCAAGTTTTGATAATTACGTGTCTGAACGATACGATGATTGGGTAGCTTACTCAAAGGCATTATGTCTAAAATACGGGGTAAAGCTGGAAGCGCGGGAGGTCGTAAACGAATCCTTCCGCGTACTGCTTGAGCGAAACGGGTCCAAACTCGACCGACTGATAGCCGCAAGACCGGGGCGTAAACCGGTAGCCGAATTTATGATGAAGCGGATTATCCGATTTCAAGTCTGTTTCCCAAAATCAGGCGTCAGGTATAAATCCGGTCAAAAATTCACGTCCGAATCTTCGGAAGAAACACCGGAAACATTCTCCGATACGAATGTAGATTATTCAGATTTTATGCAGTCTATTTTAGAGCAGGTGCCGTTTACCGATCTTGAACGGCGGATATTCGTGTGGGTAGCCGTCGAAGGGAAAAGACTGGACGACTGGCCGGGAGAGGAAAGCCGTAGAAAACTGTTTTACAAACAGCGAAGCGCAATTTTGAAAGTGAGAGCGCTTCTGTATCGAAAAGGAATTTTTAAAGAATAATTGCAGTGAATCCGGCTTTTTGTCGGATTTTTTGTTCCCGTTTGCACTTTTCCCCGGCTCATTCCATTTGAAAGAAAAGACCTTTGAAAATGGCAGCTCCGAAGAAAAATACTTACACACAGTTAGCAAAGAAAAACAGAGTTGGGAAACCTGTCTCTTATTCCCCTGAAAGCCTTTGGAAGAAAGCCGTTGAGTATTTCAGTTGGGTGGAAAATAACCCGCTGTATGAACGTAAGGCTTTCGGTACCGGGTTAGTGGCGGATTTACCGAAGCTGCGCGCAATGAGCATTTGCGGATTTTGCATTTTCGCAGGAATTGACAGGCAGACGTTCGCCAACTATGAGGATAAAGCCGAATATTTCGGCATCACCGCGCGCATTAGAGATATTATCTACGATCAGAAGTTCACAGGAGCCGCTGCGGGGCTTTTGGAAAGCAACATTATCGCGCGGGAATTGGGTTTGGTTGACAAAAAGGATGTGACGACCAACGGCCAGAACGTAACCGCGTCCCCCTTGAACGATTTACCCACGGAGGCGCTATTGGAAATCGAGCAAATAGCTAAAAAGTATGGCAAATAGCGAACAAAGTTCCTTTACCGATCTCCGGTACTTATCCGAGGTGATCGCCCGAAAGAATTTCGAGCGGTTCGCCTTGTACGTAATGCCGTCTTTGGAGCTATCGCCGTTCCATCGGGCTTATTACCAGGCTTTGGAACTGTTTGCCCGTGGTGCGATTAAAAAACTGATTGTAACGGTACCGCCCCAGCATGGCAAATCGCTCGGATCGTCGCAGCTTCTCCCGGCCTACCTGTTAGGGCTGAACCCGGAATTAAAAATCGCCCTCGCTTCATACGCATTTACGCTGGCAACGAAATTCAACAAACGGGTACAGCGCGTTATTTCGGATGCGGCATATCAAAATTTATTCCCTGACACATGCCTCAAATCGGGCTCCCGGCAAGCGGCCGCAGGATCGTACCTACAAACCTCGGAAGAGTTCGAAATTGTCGGTTACGGCGGATCGTTTCAGTCGGTCGGAAGGGGGGGCGGTCTGACGGGTAACAAGGTAGATATAGCGATATTGGACGACTTGTACAAAGATGCGGCGGAGGGAAACAGCCCGACTGTACGGGAAAGCGTGTGGGAGTGGTACACGTCAGCCGTTAAAACCCGTCTGCATAACGGATCGCAGGAACTTATCGTTTTCACCCGCTGGCATGAGGAGGATTTGATCGGCATACTGGAGGACAAAGAGGGCGTGCGGGTGCTCGGTTCTTTTTCAGAGATCGACCCCGGTTACACGGGTTGGTATAAACTCAACTTTGAAGCGATCAAAGAGAGCGGACCCACCGAGATCGACCCGCGCCGTTACGGTGCCCCGCTTTGGCCGGAGCGTCACAGCCTCGAAAGCCTGGAGCAGCGGCGCGCGCTCGATCCATTCCGCTTTGACTGCATGTACCAGGGGCACCCGTCGTCCAAAGAGGGCCTTTTGTACGGTGATAACTTCAAAACCTATGACACCCCGGCCAGCCCGGACGAAATCATCCGGAAAGCCAATTACACCGATACCGCGGACACTGGCACGGATTACCTGTGCTCGATCTGCTACGACGTGCTGAAAGGGGGGCAAATCAACATTACCGACGTACTATACACGCAGGCTCCGATGGAGGAAACCGAACCGGCCACCGCGCAAATGTTGCTTCGTAACGGCACCCGTGCGGCACTGATCGAAAGCAACAACGGCGGGCGCGGGTTTGCCCGGAACGTGCAACGCAAAGCCACGGCGGCACATGTTGAGTGGTTCCACCAATCAGGTAACAAGGAATCCCGCATTCTGACCAATTCCGCCACGGTACTGCAAAATATCCGTTTCCCGGAAGGCTGGCGCCTGCGTTGGCCGGAGCTGTACGCGCACCTCACTACCTACAAACGACTATTCAAAGCAAACAAGAACGACGATGCACCGGACGCACTGACCGGGATCGTCGAAAAGGAGATCATCAATAAAAACAACCGGATTCTATACATGGGATAGGATCATAAAACTTACAATTATGGCAAGACCGAGAAAAGACCAGAACACCGCAGCCGTTGCAGATTTTCAAGTAGCTACGAACCCCGAACCGGTGGACACCGGAGAAGTAACTCCCGAAGCAGAAGAAGCGGAAAATACCGGGGCGTCGGTTCCGGCAGAATCTGCGGACACTTTCGACTACCGGGCCGCATACGAAGCCGAGAAAGCGAAAAACGGGGACTTGCAGGCCCTTGTCGCAGAGATCACCGCCTGCAACAAAAACGAAATCGAGAAACTGCAAGCAGAAAACAAGCGACTGCAAAAGGCGGCCAGCGCTGCGAAAAAGCCGAAAGACACCCGCACGCCGTATCAAATCCTGCTCGACCTGCTCAACGCGGCGGAAAGCACCGCCGGGGAGATCGTAAAATCCCAGATCGCCACCGGTGGGCCGATCATCCGCATGCGCCGCATTCAGGGTGAAATACACAAGCTCATCAAAGAGGCTAAAGTCTATGTTTAGTTTCGCTATCGATCACGAAACATACTCCTGCCCGACCCGGTGGCAGGAGTTACCTGTTTCCGACGCCGTGAAATTGCAGGCGCTCGTGAAGGAACTACCGGATGCGGTGGCGGATCATTTCCGTTCATTGGTCGGCCCGGCGGAAGAAGTTACCCCGGTTCAGGGGGATGACGTAGGGGCCTTGCTCGACTTCTGGCGCAAGGCGCTGCACGCGCTATCCGGATGCCCGTTGCCGGTACTCGACAAAACCGCCGATACGGATGTACACGCGCTCGGGGAACACTGCCTGACGCTGTTCGTGTTTTCGTTACTGGCGGCTCCCTTGTACCACCCGGAGGGGATCGAAGCCTTCAATACGAACGGGGAACGGTTGGTTATCCCCGCAACCGGCACCGACGCGCTGGGTAATGCAGTGCCGCTGAAAAGAATTACAGCAAAGGAGTTTTGCGATGCGTCGGATATTACCGCTACCGGAGATTTGACCCTCGCACCGCTGCTGTTGGCCGTTTTATGCCGCCCGGACGGGGAACCATACGACGAGGAGGGAGCCAAAACCCGCGCCCGAAAGATGGGAGACGTGTCGATGAGCATTTATCTGGAAGTATACACCCGCCTGATGGAAATGCACGCCTATCTGAGAGGGGAATTTCCGAAACTCTACGGATCGGACAAAGGCGGGGATAAATCGAGCGACGATCCCTACACATGGAGCGACAAACTGCTGTTCGTGGCGGACGACAAACCCAGCGAACTGCCGTATACAGAGGGACTGAATGCCTATGAATTTGTCCGCATACTGGACGCGAAACTCAAACGGGAGAAACAGAAATGGGAGATAGTAGCAGCGACCAGAGGATTGTAAAATGGCGGGTATGCGTGGCCCTCCTCGACATGCTTTACAACCGGGAATGCCGGTGCGACCGGGCCAAATGTGCCGGGCATTTCGAGTACCTGCGCCGGTTGAAATTCGAATACGAGTGTAAAATCGAAGAATATGAGGAAGAAATTAATAGAGGCGATCAAAGCGGCATTTCTCAGTGAGGGATACGGATTCTTTCAGGGGTTCGCAGACAAAATACAGGGCAGCGAATTGACCCTGCCCGCGCTGTGGCTTACACCGATTGAGGTGGCCGGGATGAGCGGACGTAACGACGGCAAAGTGACCTACAAAATCGTCCTGTACCTGTTCGTTCAGAACGAACAGTACGACGAGCAGCAGAAAGAGGAAAAATGGGAGGAACTGGAACGCATCGCGCGCAAAGGGATCGCTACGCTTCCGATGATCTCCGATGTCATTTCCACCGACAAAGTGACGATCAAACCGGACGAGTTCGCATTCACCTCGTTCGGGGAGCTTTCCCAGACGGTAACCTTCCTCGCCGACGTGTATTTCTGCAATGAGTAAGCCCCTCGACATACTGGACCAGTTGGCCGAACACCTGAAAAAAGCCTTGCAAACGGAGCTTTCAGTACGGATGCGCATAGCCTCCGGGACACTGATAAACAGCATCGAGGCCGTGGTAAAAGAGACTATGAGCGGTTTCGAGATCGTCGGTTCGGCGGTCTATTACGCGAAGTATGTAGAGAACGGGCGCCGGGCCGGGGCGAAAGGGGTACCTATTGAAGCGCTAATCGAGTGGATCAGGATAAAGCGGATTGTGATAGAGGGTCGCAGCGAACGTTCTACGGCTTTTATGTTCCAGAGCTCGATCCGTCGCAAAGGAATCGCCCCGGCATTGTTTATCACGCGCACCCTGCAAAACCAGGAAAGCACAATCGACCGGAGTATTCACGCGGCATGCGGGGAATTGGTCAACTACCACATCGAAACCATGTTTAACGAAATCAAACAAGCAGCATGATAGACCTGACAGCAAAACCGGAGAAATTCAGCAGCGTATATCGTCCGGTAATATATACCCTGACCAAAACGGGTACGGAGAAAGAGACCGTGCAGATTCTCGACGGATCGACGGTACTCGGAATGAAACAATTTGTGACCGCGGGCAGGATCGCGGTAAACGTATCGGAATATTACCGTAACCTGATCGAAACGGCACCGGTGATCGATGACAGCCTCTCGTTTGTCCATGCCGTGAAACGGACGGTAACGGCCCGGATCGACGTGACGGCGGATTCCTCGGTGCTGCTCACTTCGGGGATTACCGATCTTGCTTTGTCCACCCTGCTGTCGAATGCGCCGGGGCCGCGGATACTCCGACCCGGAGAATGGGACGAATTGAGCTATCTGGTAGATGAACAGGTATTGGCCGGGACAATTATCGTCACGATGAAAAACGGGCAGGAAATCACCCTGCAAATGCCTAATTCGTCTATCGACGGAGTGGCCGTACTGGTGGTGCATTACGATTCCATCGCCGAGGCGGTGCTGCTCAAAGGTGCCGATCCCGCGGGCATGGCCGGAATCAAAATAAAACCCACACTCGGGTGTTACGACCTGCCGGAAGTGGAGTACCGGATTGTCCGCTCCGGGTGCGGTGTCCGTATCGCGTGGTGGAACCGCCGGGGCGGGATCGACTATTATACGTTCCGCTCCGACCTCGATAAAAGTTATACCACCGAACGCACGAAGATCAAAACAGCGGAAGGCTGGCGGACGGTTTCCTCGGAAGTGGAGGACGAACGCAATATCTCTTCCGGGGGACTTCCGGGTTTCATGCTCGAATGGCTGGGCGAGATCGTCAGTGCGCCGAAAGTGTGGCTGATTGACGGAGACCAGGCTATTCCCATCGACATTACCTCGGACGTGATTACGACATTCGACCAGGCGGAGATGCCGCAGCTTGAGTTAACCTTCCGATCCATCGACACCGAAAAAATGCAAACGACATGATCGACCTGTACATAGACGGCAAACGCCTCGATACGGATCAGCAGACCGACGCCGCAATTACGCTCTCCATCGGGAGCGTGGAAGATCCATCCCAGAGCCTGACGGCCTTTTCAAAGTCTATCGAAGTTCCGGCCACCGCCCGCAACAAAGAGATCATGCAGTTCGCCGATCAGCTTCACGGGGTCGAGCAGTTCAACAACGCCAAACACCCGGCCCAGCTGGAGGCCGGGGGCGTGGTGGTGATGACCGGCACCGCACAAATCACGAAGGTAACGGTAAACAACCTGCTGAACGCCTCATACGAAGTGAACCTGATCGGCGCGGAGTACGAATGGGCGAAAAAGGCCGCCGAAGCGAAACTCAACGAAACGGACGGATTAGGTAGCTGGGTATTCTCTGCCGCCACGATCAAAAGCCTGTTGGAATCCACTGGCGGGGTTTATCTGTTTCCGGTCTACCGGGGACAGTACGTGCGCCGGATCAACGACGAGAACACAGACAGGAAGAGCGGCACGAGCGGAACGTTTGTTCCCCGGCCTTATACCACGCTGGCCGACTACCTGCCTTTCTTCAACGTGCGGCTGCTCATGGAGAAGATCATCGGCCAGTACGGGTACTCGATCCGTTCGGATTTCTTTGAAAATAACGCGCTTTTCGGACGTTTGGTCGTGGCCGGGGAGTGGGAAGAGTACGACACCTCAGAACTGGAGGACAAATACGACTTCCTCGCGGGTAAGTTCGCATCTGGAGAGCCTTATTTCATCGTGACGAACCAACGCTATGAGTTCGGATTTAATGAAATCGGACGTATCGTAGACACTGTTAGGCCGGAGGAGGAATCCGCCGACGAAGAGGTGCTGGAGGATGTGTACGACAAGGGAGGGTGCGTAATATTCCCTGCTGTCACCGAGCCGGTATTCATGGCTAAGGAGGACATGGTGATAGGCTTCGAGTACAATCTCGAATATGTCACCGGGATCAGCACCGAGTACGCCGCCGAAGGTGATAAATACGGCAAACTGATCTGGTTTGACACTGTGGACGGGGAAGCGGTGCCGGAAGAGTGTATCGAGGCCGACCGCACGGACATATCGAAAAACACCCCGCAGGGCGAATACATGTATATCTACCGGCTGACGAAGGGGACTATCAACGACGACAAGCACTATATCCGGTTCCGGCATAACAAGGACGGAGAGTACGATGAAAACGGCGAATACGACGAGACATACGTTAAAATCGGCCAAAGCGGCTCTTTCGTCTGTACGGTCAACGTGTCAAGTACCGCCGAAGTATTTATCGGGGAGCCGAACCCGATTTTCCCGTCCCGGATGGTCTGGAAAAAGACGAATATGGAGATCGAGATGTTCGCCCTCGACAATTCGGCCACGATCAAACTGAAATATATCGTAGAGCCGAGGTTTTTGAGTGCCGGGGAGACAATGACGATCAAAACACCGGTATTCTCCAGTTCCAACGCGCCGAATATGGCCGACGGCAAAACACCGTACATCCAACTGGCCCTGACGAACAACACGACGGTCAAGGCGTATTTCTGTAAACGGCCCGGCTACGGTACGGCCCTCAGTGCGAAAAACATGCTCCAATCGGGTATTACGCAGATGGATTTCATCAGCGCCGTAAAACAGATGTTCGACCTGATGTTCTACACCAACGCCGAGACCAAAGAGGTGTATATCGAGCCGCGGGAGACATTCTACACCTCTACGCCGATAGACTGGCGGGGGCGGATGGACTACTCGCAGGAGATCGAGATCGAGGATGCGGGAAGCGATATTGGAAAAACTGTGGTACTCGGCTATCAGACCGACGATGTGATAGAGCGGCACAACGAAGAGACCGGAACCGAGTTAGGCACCTACAAAGAAGATATTTTGAAGTACCATGCCGAGGACGAAGAGGATTTGACCAATCCGCAATTCGTAGCGACTACCGTAGTGGAGGAAAAAATCCCAGGTGCGGCGGCTATTTCGCTAATCGACTTCTCCCCGGAAGATGACGAGCCGTCCGACCCGTGGGAATTGGATTTGGATTCTTCGATGAAAGTGTGCGAATACCTCGGAATGACAGACCTACCGGAAGGGCAAAGCCTTCTTATCCGCGATAAAGGCGTGAATACGGCGATTAACTCGTTTCCGGAGGTGTCGTTCGACAACCTGCATTTCGAGGGCGCAAACGGCCTGAAATCCTACTATGCGAAAACGATAGAATCGTACAACTACGGTAAGCGGATCACCGCGCAGGTGAAGCTATCCCCGGCGGACGTGGAAAACCTCATGCTGCCGAACGATCTGCGGCGGGATTTCCGCGCGCTGTATCGCCTCAGTATCGGCGGGGAGGATGTCTATTGCCGCCTGGAAGAGATCAACGACTACGACCCGGCCAGCGCCGAGCCGACAGAATGCGTGTTTTTGAAAGAAAATTAACTTAAAAATCAATATTATGGCTGAGAATGAACAATTTTTTAGGATAGTTGTAGACTATCAAAGCGGATTAGACGCACTCAAGAAAGTGGAGGATGCGTTAAAAGACGTTAAAGATCGGCAAAAGGAGTTGATCGACGAAATGAAAAAGGGGACTATCTCTCAAGAGGAATACGGAACTAAAATGCAGGATTTGACTGTAAAAATAAAACTGTACACCGATCAAAGACGTCAGGCGATCAAAATAGCAAAAACAATCACGGAATTGAATAACGCCGAAGAAGGCTCTTTGGTGCGATTGAGTGCCGAATACGGGCGCTTACTTGATGTCTACCGCAACATGTCACGCGAAGACAGGAACGGGAAACAAGGGCAAATTTTAATTCAGCAGCTCAATGAAATTAATAATGAATTAGCTACCTCGGAGGCTGCCGTTGGCCGGTATAGTCGCAATGTCGGTAACTATGCCAGTGGTTTCAGCCCTCTGAATTTTCAAGTACAGCAACTGGCCCGTGAATTACCGTCTTTGACTGTCTCAACGCAGCAATTTTTCCTTGCGATCTCGAACAACCTGCCGATGCTGGTGGATGAGATGCAACGGGCAAGGGTGGCTAACGAAGCCCTGAAAAAAGCGGGTGAAACCACGGTACCTGTGTGGAAACAAATGCTAAAATCCATCGGTTCATGGCAAACCATGCTCGTTGTGGGGATCACCCTGCTTACTGCTTACGGTAAAGAGATCGGACAATGGGTCAAGGAATTGTTTAAGGGTAGTCAGTCTTTGTCTGCTTTGGGGCAAGCCCAAAAACTTGTAAATGCTTCAATGATTCAAGGTAAGTCAGACGCAGCGAGTAATATTGTACAGTTACAATTATTGTATCGAGCGGCACAAGATGTGACCGTTCCAATGGAACGACGAAGAAAAGCCGCTGAAAAAATGCAGGAAATGTACCCATCTTATTTGGGTAATCTGAACACCGAAGCAATTCTCGCTGGGAAAGCAAAAAAGGAATACGAAGATTTATGCACAGCGATTCTTCAAGCAGCCAGAGCGCGAGCAGCAGAAAATGACATCGTAAAAATTCAGCAAGAATTAAACAAGGTGATTGAAAGTGCTGACTATAAACGTTGGGAACAAGCTAAAAAGTCCGTCAATGACTATTGGAATTTATATAGGCAGGCTCGTATTGATGGGGACATTCAAGCACAAAAGGATTATAAAAAATGGATGCAGGAAGAAAATAAAATCGCAGCCGACCTGGAAGGGGCTATCAAAAAAAACATCAAAGATTTGACAGGACAATCAGTTGCAATAGAGGTATTTGTTGGCAGTCGTAAACGTGCGATGAAACAACTTGCAAACACTGCTGTATTACAGCATACAACAATCGATGCATCAACTGACCAGAAAGATACAGAAGAGGCTGCTCGTGAGGCTGAAAAAGCCGCTCGCGAGGCAAAAAAAGCCGCAAAAGATGCTGCAGACTATAAAAAACAGCTTGAGGACGACACGATCAAATACATGCGAGAGGGCCGGGAAAAAGACCTTGACGATCAGAAATTGAAGTATCAACGCGCACGCGAAGAGTACGAGGGTAATGCTGAGATGATCCAAAAAGTCGAACAATGGAATCACAATCAAGTCTCCGAAATCAATAAAAAATGGGACGAAAAAGAGCTGGACGAATACGATAAAAAGCTCAAAACCCAATTAGATTTGCTGGAGGATGGCACCGACAAGAAAATTGCGTTGCTGAAATTGGAACGGGCCAAGTTAGTACGACAGGCCATTATGAACGGTGCAAGTGTCGTCGAAGCAACGGAACAGGCTAACAAGTGGTACAAAACCAAAGAAAAGGAGATTCGGGATGCTACTCCGGAAGGGAAGCGCGATTTAAAACTGGCTCAGATAGAAAATACTTATGAATTTGAAAAAGCCTGTATCAATCAACTTGACATTTCTGATGGCGAACGGTACAAGAAATTGGCAGAGCTTGAAAATAAACGCAGAAAAGATCAGGCCGATACCGCCTGGACATACATTCAGCAACAATATGAGGCGGGGAAAATTACGCAGGAAGTATACGAAAAAAACAGGAAACTTTACGCAGGTTTCTATGCCGAAATAGCCAATGAAGCGGCAGACATAGCTAATATTGATACTATTTCAGCCGGAGGGACATCCGAAAAAGGGTTAGCGAAAGCCGCAAAAAGAAAATCGCGGCAAGAAAAATCAAATTCGTTTTTCGGTAAACTTTTCGGAATAGACCCTAAAAGTAAAGAAGGAAAGGCGCAAATTAAACAGGAGAAAAAGGAGTTACTTAATTTAGCCGTTGACACCGCCCGCGATATAGGGCAAGCTGTGATCGACATTCAGACCGAAATTTCGCAACGCCGATTGAAACTGGAGCAAGAACGGATCGACGCGGAGCGGGATTCAGAGTTGAAATCCCTTGAATTGAGGTATAACAAGGGCCTGATGTCCGAGAAAGCCTATAACAAGGCAGTAGAAGCAACTAATGCCGAAGCTGACCGGAAAAAAGAAGAGGCCGAACGAGCTGCATTCGAGCGGGAAAAACGGCTGAAAATTATGGGCATTGCCATCGATACGGCTGCCGGTATCACAAAAGTATGGTCAGAAACTGGCCTTACGGGCTGGAAATTAGCTATGGCTGTCGCACAAACAGCCTTCCTGACGGCAAACGGTATCGCTCAAACGGCTGTAATTTCTAGTCAACAATTCGCCAAAGGAGGTATCGTACCTATCGGAGACGGCAAAAACGGCGTTTCAATGGGAATGTTGCAAGGCCCATCCCATTCGCAGGGGGGAATCCCGTTGATGGTGAACGGACAGCCTGTGAATGCAGAGGTGGAAGGCGGCGAAATCCTCGCGGTAATTAACAAGCGATCAGCCGCTCAGTATCTTCCCCTATTTTCGGCGATCAACGCGACGAACGGCGTGAAATTCGAGAACGGCGGGGTTATCGGCTCCGGATGGTCATTGCCGACACCAGCACCACTACCGCCCAGCAACGGGCAAATGTTGGCTTCTATGCGGGATGATCTGAGGACATATTACCGGCAAACTGAACGTATGATAAAGGCTACGACTGAGAGAATCGACAACATCAAAGTCCACGTAGTCGAAAAAGATATTACCAAAACTCAAAAGAAAGTTGCAAGTATCAGGGCCAAAGCGACTATAATTGGAGGAAAATAGGTATATTAGCATATATAAATTAATTATAAATCTATTTATTATGATTACAGAAGAGGATATTGACGGCTTGCAAATTGCTAATGTCATATGCGCAATTCTACGTATTATGGTTATTGTTTCGGTTGGTATTGGGATAATTGTATCCTTTATTATGGCCTGGAATGGAGAGCATGGTTTTGATTGGGACGACGGCTGGTGGATTCCGATGGTATGCGGCATTGCCTCTGCTTTTGTATTGGCGATTTCATACGCAATACTTAAAATCTTAATAGTTATTGCAGAAAAAGAACCGGAAGCAACAAACTAATTGCATTTGATTATGGAAGGCATTACCCTTTTGGTTAGCATCATTCTCATTGTTTTCGGAGTTCTGCAAATCATCTTGTTCTTCAAACTGTGGGGAATGACGAATGATGTGCGTAAAATTAAAGTGCACATTACCCCCAAAGATGACAATTTAGATGAATCTACATCGCTTAATTCAACACAAATCGTGATAATAGCTGTTGTAGTAGTAATTGTGATTGCATCATTACTGTCTACTATTCTTAATTAATTGATAAAGTATATTTTCAAACGCCAGTCGAAATGACTGGCGTTTTTCATTCCAACATCAAAGTCCATGTAGTCGAAAAGGACATAACCAAAACTCAAAAGAAAGTTGCAAGTATCAGGGCGAAAGCAACTATAATTGGAGGAAAATAGCTATATTGGCAATCAATTAGTTGCGTGCTTATAAAAGAATTAATACACAATGAAAAATTTGTTTTATTTACTTTTGGGATGCTTATTTTTCACAATAAGTGTTAATGGGCAAACCTTTATAAGCGATCATCAAAGTCGAATTGCAAGGTCTGCGACGGAATCGGAAGAACTTGGAAACGAGGAAAAGAGGATAATACTCGACACAACATTATCTACTATAAGTATTGAGATGCCGGACGGATCTACGTTTAAAAGTCATGTATCTTACGTTCATTCTCCTTATGAAGCTTATGGAGTAAAATACGCAGGATATTATTTGACGAGTCGGGGCGAAAAAATATACATACGAAATAAGGACATAGGCTTTCATGCACTAAACACTCTTGGTTATTTCTATACGTTTGATTTGAAAGGCATAAATTTAACAAAAGAAGAAATTGAGTCTCATACAGAACAGGTACAATATAAAAATAATCTCATGCTTCATGGCAAGTATCTGGCTGATTGTGTAAAAGAGCGTAAAGTAGTAGTTGGTATGCCCATAAGTTTATTGTGTCAAATCTTTGAGGGGGAGCCTAAGTTTGAAGAATGGTTTAAAAAAGATAGTAATGTGATCACTATTGTGGTGTATGCTAACGTAATTCTAAGAGCAACTAATCTGAAAGTCGATTCCGTGATATATTTAAATTGATCCTAAGTTTTAGTGTACATAGCCCGTCCACAGGATGGGCTTTTTTCATTCCAACATCAAAGTCCATGTAGTCGAAAAGGACATAACCAAAACTCAAAAGAAAGTTGCAAGTATCAGAGCGAAAGCAACCATAATCGGGGGGAAATGATTATATTAGCAGTATAAACTAATTGCATTTGATTATGGAAGGCATTACCCTTTTAGTTAGCATCATTCTCATTGTTTTCGGTGTTTTGCAAATAATTCTATTCTTTAAACTATGGGGAATGACAAATGACGTAAGGTCGCTCAAAAATCATTTGATCTCGCAATTAGGTGCAAAGCCGCACACACAAGCATCAACCTCACCGTCAGAACCTGTTCCCGGAGTAATAAAAAACAATGGTATTACCTATACTGTTACGGGCAAAGATGTTGAATACTCAGACGGAACCAAAGGTTCCCTTAAAACATATCCCGGATACCCTGAGTGTGGTGTAATCACAGATGATGGTTTTGAATTATTATACAATGATGTGTATTATGCTAGTGAAGCCCTGTATCAATATATTACAAAAAAAACTGAAAGCCCTAATGGTTTATATGAAAAACGACAAGCTTCTTAATGAAGTGCAAAAAAAATCAGCCCGTCATTTCTGACGGGCTGATTTTTATGCACTTTTAGTTGCCATGATTATCAACCCGACAATAAGCCCTACGCATATACTAACGGCGGTTTTAAAATAGCCCTGATATTGTGCGCTTTCTTCACGAATCTCGTTAATTACTCTATTCTGCTCATCAATAGTATCATTTTTGATACCCAGGAGTTTTTGAGTCGCAGTCAATGTGGACTCAAGAAAAAGTACCTTTTGATTAAGTTGAGAGCATATGATTTCAGCATGCGCTAATTGTTTTTCCAGATCGCTCACTTTAGAATCATTATTGCTTCCATAACGCATATTAAAACTGCTCGCGTTATGCGATTCGTTATTATTTGTAAATTGGAAATAGCCTTTTCCCGTTGCATTGCCTGTTAAATTTTGATAAGCTGCATGAACTTTTTTAAACATATCACTAAAAAAAGGGTCTCCGTCATGTTTGTCTGGATGTAATTTACTGGCGTATAAATGATACGCTTTTTTAATATCCTCAATAGAAGCCCCGTAAGGTAATCCGAGGATTTCGTAAGAGTTTTCCATAGTCCCATTCAAAATAAATTCTTAGCAAAGATATATTTTCAAAGTCTTTTTCGTACATTTGTAATGCATTCTATCCACATAGGCGAGTGACGCTCGCCAATCGCGGGCATTTTTTATGCTTGCTTGTGAACATCTATAGACTTCGGTCGTGTACCCCCGCGTGGAGCGTTAATGCGCCCACTGCCTATGTGGTGGAATGCAGCGGGACAGGCACGACCGTTTTTATTTGTGCCCATATTGCATATACCACATGTTACCTAACCACACCACCGCAGCTACGCGCTGCTCGAATGACCTCGTATCCGTCCGGAACAATCAGGTCGTAACCTCATCACTCCAAGTCGCAAAGATTTTCGGTAAAGAACACGCGAAAGTTTTGCGAGACATCAGACATCTTGAATGTTCGCCGCAATTCATTGCCGCCAATTTTGGATTATATCACTATTTCAGTAAGTTAAACAAAAATGTAACCCGCAAGCTCCCGATGTATTACATGACCCGCGACGGCTTCACGTTCCTTGTGATGGGATTCACCGGAAAGATCGCCGCTCAGTTCAAAGAAGCCTATATCAAAGCGTTCAACGAAATGGAGAAAGCGATCTCGACGAGTAAAGAGGGAGAGTGCATTGCAAAAGAATTGCAGAAATATTGCACTACCTATTCCCGGTCGGTTAAAAACATTCATGCGGACTGCAAACAGAAGTTCGGGTTCGCCACTTATTACGGCGATATGCCGGTATCGCTGACCTACCACAAAGAATGGTCGGTGCAACAGAACCTAAAGTACATCCTTCCCCGTTTATCCTGTGCCCTTGCCGACGGATGGTATGCTGCGCACAGGCTTATCAAGACTGAACAAGAGCTCTCCGAATTGAGAAAGACGCTTTCCGGGGTGATGGATACGCTACTGCATAAACATCGCATTCTGCCGTAAGATAAAGCCCTCGAAAGAGGGTTTTCTTAGAAGATGTAAATTTAATTTATCGGATATTCATATAAACATGTATGGAATATTAATTTAATTTCCGAACTTTGTCCAATCAATTTTGCATTATTGAAACATTGGAACGAAAAATGTATCATACGCAGGAAAAGTGGGCTTCACGGCTAACCTTTCCTGTTTTGTGCGAGAAGGATAATGCTTGGTTAGGAATTGCGTATTATTTTTGGGATGACGAAATTGATGCTGTGCATTGGGGACATAATAGTAAAAAAAGAACTGGCTATTTTGAAATATACACAGCTGATATAAATTGTGAGAACATTCTAAATACAGTTTTTAATGAAGAACATTATCTGTTTTGGAAGAGGCAAATTGAAAAAGTAGCATCAAATATTATCAAAAAGACAGGAAAAAGGCCAACTATTAAAGAAATTAATACGTATATTGCAGAAAACGCTCAATGGTCAAAATATACTGATGGTATAATGTTCCAAGATTTACCATATGCCGATGATTTATTAATACAGAATTTTAATTATCGCAAACGCATACAATTAGCCGTTTTCAACAAAAACATAATTAAAAACTTCGCTTTTCACGATTGCATAAAAATATAGAGGCTATGTTAGATTTGAAACAATTGGAGGCATTAATCGATGAAGCCTTAAATAAAGAAACCACAGCCACATTGACAAAGTGGATAGAAGCACAACGTCAAGACAAAACCCTGCAATACTTAGGAGAAGGTCAAATCATTAATTTGCAGATAGAATCAGATTTTCAGTTTAATAAAATTGAAAATACAGAGCAATTATTTTGTAATAAAGCGGAAACTATAGCCCCTTTGCGACTGTACATTGCAGCATAAAATAGTTAGTTATAATGGAGATCAAAGAGCAACCGAAATTATTTTTTGAAGGCGTAGATGTTACAAAGGTGCGTTTTACCTCTATGCGACCATCAAGAGAGAAATCGATAAATATCCATGTTGGATGTAAGCCAAGAGTCTTCTTCCCGGAAAATGACAAGATGTGTTTTCGCATTATAATGGATATAAAGCTGTATGCCGAAGAGTATTTTGATTTAGAATTAAGGGCTATTGGGAATTTTAGATTCGGTGAAGTTATTGCAGACGAGAGTTTAAAAAAGAATTTTGTTAATATTAATGCTCCAGCCATAATGTTTCCGTATGTCCGATCATTTGTTACCACACTAACAGCCAGTACTGGTAATGCGGTTGGTGCATTAATTATCCCACCTCAATTTTTTGATGGCCCTTTAGAAGAGATCAAAATAGAAAGAACTGTCCAGTAATATTTTTTACAAATCGTAATTCATCATAAAAGCCCTCTTTTGAGGGCTTTTTTAATTGCATAATTTCCTGTATATTGCACTGTCAAACTACCCTGATTATGAAAAAATTACTCTTTTTGTTATGTGTTTCTGCACTTGTATTAACCGGATGCAGTAAAGATGGCGATGGCAGTAAAGGCCGGTCTATCGTTTTCGTTGAAGAATCCGCATCATTATTTCGTAATGAAACGCAAAATCTGTTACTAAATTTCTCAGATGGAGAAGCAGTAGATTCCAAAGATCTCAAATGGAAGAGCAGTAATCCTAGCATTGTCTCTGTAACGCAAAATGGACAAATTACAGCTGGAAGTAAATTAGGAACGGCTATTATTACGGCATCTTATTCAGACGAAAATACGGCCACTTGTACAGTTGAAGTTACCCCTGATGTTCATGTATGCGGGTATAACCCCAAAGCATACACAAGCTACTCTCATGCGCTATATTGGAAAAACAATGAGAAAGTAAAACGTAGCTATGTGGGACTTTCTGCGACTTATTACACAGGAGACATTTTTGTATCGGATAATGGAGTTTATGTTGCAGGACGGGGGATGGATGGTAATAGAAACTTTGCGATGTGTTGGAATCTAACCGGCGATCATAATTATGAGTTAGATCGAGGCCTTAACAGCAGTGCGTATTCGGTTTTTGTGGAAGGTAAGGATGTTTTCGTAGCGGGCAAAAACGACGGCAAACCCGGATATTGGAAAAACGGCACATGGGTGCAGTTGTCAAATTCTAAAGGTACTGCCTGTTCGATTGTGATCAAAAATAATGACGTGTATATCGGCGGTTCGAAACAGATAGGTACTTTCACACACCCTGTTTATTGGAAAAACGGTCAGGAGGTTGAACTTGCCTTTGAAAATTACCAGGGCATCGTAGACGAGATATTTGTTTCAGATGATAATGTGTATGCAGTAGGCCAAGCCTATGGTAATAATAAAACAGCAATCGCACTTTATTGGAAAAACACGCAACCTGTAACACTGACTGATGGTTCGCATAGTGCATCCGCAACAGGTATATATGTTTTGGATAATGATGTTTATGTCTGTGGGGTTTCCAATTCAAAAGCCGTATATTGGAAAAACGGAGAAGAAATAGTTTTATCCAATGGTGTAAGTGCCTCTTCAATTAAGGTATTAAACGGCCATATTTACGTAGCAGGATGGGACAATCAATGGGCTAAATATTGGGACAACGGTATTCCACATGTATTTTGGGTTGACAATGATCGTACTTATGCTACAGGTATTTATGTTCAATAAAAATCTGTTTTAGATAAATTATAGCCCGCCCTTTCGGTGGGCTTTTTTACCGTGCTCAGATTTTAAAAATATTTATTTTAATCTGTTTATAATAAATGCATTGAATATTGATTGGAAATATTGTATTTTTGATTGTAACCCTTAAAACTAACTATTATGAAAAAATTATTGTTTGTAATCGTAGCCATGGGTTTAGTCGTAGCAGGATACTGCATGAGTAGTGCTTCACCGGAGACTGTGGCCTCTGAATCCGGTGTGATTGTTAAAGCGGATGCGACGGTTGAAAGCACCCAAACCACCAATCGAATCAGTTTACAATTTAACGGATCGACTTGGGACGTAGTGTCAGAATATCCCATGGCAACGCATCAACGCGTGGTTGTAGATGGCCCTGCTACACCGGGTTTTATCGTAGATTTTTTCCCCGGATCAACAGTAGCCCCTACAAATTATTATGCAGATATTTTAACCATTGCTGAAATTTTACCGGGATCAGACAATACTTACATTTATACTTTCTAACCGTGACAAAGTATTTTTTAGGAAAAGCCCGCTATCGGCGGGCTTTTTTATTGCCTTCAAAAAATATTTTCATTTTTTTCATTTTCGTTTGCACTAACGTCTCGCTCATTCCATTTGTAAGAAAAGAGCGAACGTATGCCCTCACTTGGAGAGATCAAGATCACCAATAAAGCCGCCGAAGTCATTATCGACATCGAGGGAATCATCGGCATTCCTGAATGGTGGCAGTTCGACAACCCGGACGAGCGGGTTGCCACCTACGACAAGTTCAAAAAGTCGGTAGGAGAACTCAAAGACATCAAATCCCCGGCCATCACGGTTAACATCCGCTCTCTGGGCGGCAGCGTTAACGACGCTTTGCTGATCCACGACACCCTGTCGGGGCTCAAAGCCACCGTTACGACCAACTGCTACGGCTATGTGGCCTCTGCCGCTACCATCATCGCACAGGCCGCCTCGTCCGGACGGCGCAATATCTCGGAAAACTCCCTGTACCTGATCCACCGGGCCAGTGCCTACGCAGAGGGAAACTCCACTGAGTTGGAGGAAGCCATCCGCATGCTGAACAAGACGGACGAGCTCATTGCGGGTATCTATGCGAACCGCTCCGGCAGGTCTGCTGAGGATTTCACCGCGTTGATGGATACGGGAGAATGGTTGACCCCCGAAGAGGCCAAAGAGGCGGGTTTGGTGGATAATATCACCAAGTCATCAGGCATCACGAACCTCGACGCTACTTCGATCCATAACCTGAAATTGCCGGATATTCCGGCGGACAAACAAATCAAAAACGACAATAACATGAAAATCAAACTGAAAGAGAGTTGGAAAGGGATTCTCAACTTCTTCGGACTGGAAAAGGACGCGGAAATGGAGATCACCGACGCCGAACTGGAGCGCATCAACAACGAAATGGAGGCGCGGGACAAGAAGATCGCCGACTTGACGGATAATGCCGCCGGAAAAGACGTGGAGATCGCAAACCTCAAACAGTCGGTCACCGACAAGGATACCGAGATTGCGAACCTCAAACAGCAGGTAACAGACAAGCAGTCCGAGATCGACAAACTCAAAGCCGCGCCGACGAAAACCAAAGACCGCGAAGATCCCGATCCTGCGGGTGAATCTCTCAAAGGCAATCTTTCTGCTTACGAAAACGACGTCAAAAACTTCAAATAAACCGAAATCATGTCAAAAGTTATTGCAAATCCCAAAACCTACACGGGGCAGGAGATCGAGACGATTTTCTTGCGTCCGTCTTTCAGCGGTCCCGGCGCACTCGACCTCGGTGTCCGAATGTTGTACAATATGCCGGTGCCTACCACGCTCAACTTCTGGAGCCGTAGCGACGACGTATTGAAGAAGTACCAGGGTGGCTTTCAGGGCGGAAGCATCGCCGACAAGTTCCAGAAAACGATCTCGCTGGAGAAGTTGAAAGTCGAGATGGCTTATTCGCCGGAGGACTACTTCGGTATGATCTACGAGAAGATCACCAATAGCGCGAACGTAAACCTGCAAGACCTTTCCGGTACCGAGCTTGAAGCTGCCGAAACCGCACTGCTGCGTGAGGCCATCGCCGAGAGCCTGCGTATCACGATGTGGCTCGGTGACAAGAGCCGCACCGAGGGAGGCAAAAAGTACAACACTTTCGACGGTTTTATCAAAAGGATCAAGACTGACATCGGCGCCGACACAAACGACATCAAAAAGTTTTCTCTCGAATCTATGGAAGCTCCCGACGCAGCCGAGACCCTGTTCAAAAAGATGTTCCGCGAAGCTCCGCTCGTGTTGCAGGAATCGAAAGACCAGGGTAACCTCGTCTACTTGGTCACTTCGGACGTGTACAACAACTACGAAGATTCACTGGACGACGTAGTACTGGAGACGGCCTACGCCGCCAAGCAGAACGGTCGTACAGGTCTTCGCTATCGGGGTATTCCAGTGATCGACGTAAAATTGTCGGGTATCCTGCCTGCACTTACCGACATGCCGCAGTCGTTCGTCATCCTCACGGATCGTCGCAATCTTGCAATGGCTGTCAATACGAACGATTTTCCGGGTTCGTCCGTGGATTTGTGGTACAGCAAAAACGACATCCAGAACCGCCAGCGGGCCGTATTCATGGCCGGGTGCGACTACCTTCTCCCGGAGTTGATCGTTGCGGCATTCCCCGCGGAAAATGAAGGCGCGTAAACAAACCATTTTTTAATCAATCAAATTTACCATGTCAATTCTTACAGGTTACACGAAAGTGTGCAAAAAGACTTCGGGCGGTGTGCTGACCATCGGCCTGATCGAAAAGGAAAATTTCAAGGGTGCGACCCTCGATGCCGACAGTGACGCCTATTCGGCGATCACGCTCGCCGCTCAGTCAGCATTCAGCAAGTACGAGTTCCTCGAAGATGAGGCGGAGTTCAAGGAGGACACCAAGCGCGAGAACGGCTCGGGGGGCATCACCAAGTCACTCGTATTCAAGCTGCCGACGATGAACGCCGCCTCGCGCAAAGCCGTGCAGGAGATCATCGACGCTTCGTACTGCGGTCTGGTGGCCGTAGTGATTACCCCCAACGGCGATGCGTTCGTGGTGGGCTATGGCGAGGACGTGAAACTGGAACGTCCGCTGCGTATCTCACAGTCTACCGGCACCACGGGTAAAAAGTTCTCGGATGCCAATGGCGACGAAGTGACGCTGACCTGCGACCACACCGAGAAATCGCGCATTTACTCGGGTGACACGGACGCGCTGTTCACCGCAGCGCCGGGAGCGTAAATCTTCCCATCCATCATGTTGCATGAAAGGGAAGTCCCTGCGGCTTCCCTTTCTTTAAAAACCGAAACTATGGCAAAGAAATACAGCATTAGACCCGGCTATGAAAACGCCGAAATCGTGGCGGCGGCACCGCCCTACAAACGGACGGACGGGGCTCGGTTTGTCCTGTCCCGCTGCACACAAAAAGACCTGAAATACCTGCACGATGTAGTATTGTTCAAAGGGGTAAGCGTTTCGAGCGATGAGAAAGCAAAAACAGACGAACAAGACCGTTAAAGCCTTCGTGACCGAAAACCGGGTCGATCCGTTCGTTTCGATAGGTTCGACGATGGCCGCCACGGGTAACTGCTGGAGGTGGGGAACCGACAATATGTTTCCCTATGCCCTTGCCATCCTTGCACGGCGTTCGACGGCGCATCGGCGGATCATCAACGACAAAGCGGATTATATCTCCGGCAAAGGGTTTTCCTTCGATGAAAACCGACCGGAGTTGGAAATGATCGTGGAGGCGGCCAACGGGACAGGCGAAACGCTGCGGCAGGTGCTCAACAAGCTGGCATTCGACAAAGCCCTGTTCGGGAATGCTTTTCTTGAAATCGTAACCAACCGCAAATGCTCGTTCGTCTCATTCTACCATCAGGATGCGACCAAATGTCGCCTGTCGAAAGACAAATCACACATTATCCTCTGCCACAACTGGCGGGAATACACACCGATGCAAGCGCCCACCTTGCCGCTTTATCCTCAGTTCGACGAAGCCCCGGACGGTACGCTGCGCTCGATTATCCACTACAAGGATTATGAGCCAATGTTCGAGAACTACGGCGTGCCGCCCTATATCGCCGGGTTGAATGTGTCGGCCATCGCCTACAAGACGGACAAATGGAATATCAGCCGTCTGGACAACTCGTTTCAGCTTTCGGGTGTGATGACCCTCGACAGCGATGTGAACAACGAGGAAGAGGCCAAACAGATCGCCGAAGCGGCACAAAATAAGTTTGCGGGGAAACCGGGGCAAGTATTGTTCCTGGTAAAAAACAGCGGAGGCGAGGATGGGTCGAAATTCATTCCGATCACTTCGTCGAACGAGGGAGACTGGCAGGCACTGCACGAGCAGTCTACAACAGATATTGTTGTTGCTCATTCGTGGTTCCGGTCACTGAGCGGATTGGACTGGACGTCGGGATTTAATTCTGACCGTATCCTGCATGAGTATGAAATCGCACTGAATACGGTGATCCTCGGCGAACAGGCCGAACTGATGGAGCCGATCCGGGAAGTATTGGAAAATATGGCCGGAATAGACACCTCATCGCTGCAAATCATCAACCGGCCCCCCATAACCCTGAAACCCTCGTACATGATGGTGTGGGAGGCACGCAAGGCCGACGGGTTGGATTACGACGAGAACGACCCGAAACAGCAGGTTTTCCTGGCAAACCTAAAACAGTCGAAAAATGGTACTGATAACGAGTAACGAGGTTATCGACCTGGCATTCTCCAGTGTGGAGCAGATCACGCCGGGGATTATCAAGGAGACGAAAATCGAGGCGGCGCAGGAGCGCTACATCCGTCCCGCGTTCGGCGAAATGTATAACGCGATGACCGAAGGGAGATATCCGGAGTTCGTAAACACTTACCTCAAACCGGCCCTCGCTTATTTTGTCCGGCACGACGTGATCCCGGAGGTATCGACACCGGTAGGCAACACCGGCGCGATGCTTCCTTATGCGAACCATGCGAATGCCGCAACGGACAAACAGCGGGAATTGGCGATGGATAGTGCACTGAACAGTGCCAATGCTCTTTTGGGCAAAGCAATCCGGCATATCGAGGCGCACCGGGAGGATTTCCCGGAGTACAAACCATTGGTAAAATGCCCCTCGATCCGGGGCGGGATGATTCTTTAAGACATGGCAACGGGTAATAATTTCTATCAGGGGGAAACTATAACAGTTGGTTTCGCCGCATACGAGGACAATGCAGACGTACCGGTGGACATCACCGGGTACGACATTACAGCGATCCTGTACAACGCTTCGCGCGGACGTATTCTCACGATGAGCACGAACGAGGGCGGGTATCTGATCGTGAACCGCGTGGGAACCTCGGAACTGACCGTAACCGTTCCCGCTGCTTTTACCAGTAAAATATACCCCGGACTGCTCAAAATCGAAGTGAAACTAACAGAGCGGGAAACCGGGAAGGTAGCAATAGCAATGACCGATGTAATCTATTTGATGGGCTGTAAAATCGGAGGCATCAACCTATGAGGCTTGTGACGACATTCATACAAAATACGGAATCTACCGATCCCGATCTTTCGTACCTGAACCGCGCACGGTTCGTTTTGTCCGTGGCCGACGGGCATGGTTCCGACGGTGTGGGTATTCTGGACGCGGTGATTCGTAACCGGCACCTATTCCTGTCGATGACTTCCGGCGCGGAGATCGACGCGGGGAGCGTATTTACGGAGGACGATTTACCGGTAGCTTCGGATTCCCGTCTCGGTATCGCCGCGTTCGACCCGGCCTATTTTTCCATATTGGCCGGGAAAGTGTCGCTACGTGGTGATTTGGATTTCGGATTGAATGAAACGCAGCTTGCCGAATACCTGACCGCAAACAAATACGCGACGCAGGCATGGGTTGCCGCACAAGGATTCATCGGCAGCGACGGGTTGGCCCTGTACGCTACGAAGGAATGGGTGCTCGGACAGAATTTCGCCAAAGCATCGAGCCTGGGCAATTATCTGCTGAAATCCGTCTGGGACGAGGTATTCGAGGTGACTACGGTTAACGGCGTGCGGGTATTGAACGTGAAGTTGGATATTGCGGGCCTCAAAGGCATCAGCGCTTACGGTCTGGGTTCCACCTCCGGCAGTGGTGCATCCGGTTCCCTCGGAGAGTTGGTCAACGTCGGGCAGTGGGCCGACGAGGTACCTACCGCCGACCGGGTGATGGTAAAACTAGCCGGGGCTACACATTGGTCTGCAAAGCCGCTCGCCGATCTGGTCGGTCTCGATACTGCGGCCCTTGCACAATACCTGACCGCAAACAGCTACC